GACAGGCTAGCACGGGGGCGGATCGGGCCTGGTGGTCCGACTGGTCTTCAAAACCAGCTGGGGTCCGTTAGGACCTTGGTAGGTTCGATTCCTACACGCTCCCGCCAGTGGCACTTAGGCGATCGGCCTCAGGAGCCGATCAGGTCCGATCGGGCCGCCTGGCCCCCTGCTGGCCCCCTCGCCGCGTGGAGCCCCGCCAGCTTCGACAGTCCGTCCCGGAGATCCTGGCTCGCGACGATCGCATAGCGCGGGTAGACGTTCTCCGTCTTGTGCCCCGTGAGCTTCATCGCGACAGCGCGGGGCACGCCGGCGCGCTCAAGGTTACGCACCGCGGTGCGGCGCAGATCGTGGAAAAGTCGGTAGATCAGGGCGGGTCGGACGATCGCGCCCTTGGTGTCGCGGGCAGCGCGATCGCAGGCCGAGGCCCAGGCGGCGAAGAAGTCCTTGATCGGCTTCCCGGCGCGGTGGAACACCTGTGGGATGATCTGGCCCGTGCGGCGTTCGGCTGCGCGAGTGCGCTCCGCCTGGCGCTCGAGAAGCTCGCGGAGCGGCGGCAGCACGCTGAACGGGAACTCGCGCCCCTCCGCGTTCTTCGTCGTTCCCGGTTCGAGTCGCACGACGCCGGCGGGGAAGTCGACTTGGCGCCACGTGAGGGCGAGGATCTCCCCTTTCCGCCATCCAGTGAGCCACCCGAACTCGAGCACGGGCTGCAGGTCGGCGGGGAGCTCGCGGCGCACCGCAGCGAGGTCCGGATCCTCGAAGAACCCCGTACGCACCCGGTCCGCATCGAGCGTTGGGAAGGCAGGTACCGCGGTGACCTTGCCCGCGCGTTTAGCTAGCTGGAAGCCGCGCCGCAGGGCGTTGAGCTCGTTCCGGATCGTCGCCGGCGCCGCGCCAGCTGCCAGGCGATCGCCCACGTAGGCCGTGAGCCGATCTGCCGTGATGGCGAGCGCCCGCTGGCCAGCGAACGTCTGGGCGAGGCGCTTCGCCGAACACTCAAGACGCTCCGCGCTGCGCCGCTGGTTGGCGGCGTAGTCGTCGCGGACCATCTGTACTAGGTCCTCGAACGTCACGCGCTTCGCAGCGGGCGACATGAATACGCCGTGATCGAGCTCGGTCTCGGTCCGGGTTAGCCACTTCTCGGCCTCGGCCTCCGTGCGGCACGTTTTGGCGTATTCCCGCCCATCCAGGCGCCACCGGGCCTTGAACCTGCCGTCGGGTAGGGCGCGGATCGTGCCGAAGTCGCGGCGCTCGCGGTCCTCGCGGCTCATGGGATCCTCCGCTCGGTCCTGCAGGTCACAGCGCTGTAGTTCTCGAGGAGCTCGGCCACGTTGAGCTCCGCGCCCGCTGCCAGCCAGGTGGCGACGTCGATGATCGTCTCTACGTCCCGCGGCCGCTGCGCCAAGAGCAACCGGATCTTGCGCGCCAGGCCCAGGTACTCATCCCGCGCCGCGCGCGAGCGGTCGGCCTCGAGATAGGGCTCGGCCGCGGCGAGCAGCTCGTCGACGACCCCAGGGAGCCAGGCCGGATCCGCGGCTTGCGCCCGCTGCAGCTGAACGATCTGCGCCGTGAGGCGCGCGATGGTACGCCGGCGAGCCTGCCACGGGACGTGGGCCCCTCGCGGGGTTACGCCGTGTCCTACGACCATGGGATCGCTCCTTTCCGGAGATACATGGTCAGCGCCTCCGCCACGAGTTTCGCGAGCGGGATCTTGCGCCGCACGGCGGCGAGCTTGGCTCGGTGCTTCAGCGCGGCCGGGATGCGCACGAGCAGCGGAGCCTTGGGTCCGACCATAAACGCCTCCGGTGGTGATAGGTTGATATCATTATATCACCAACCGGATGCGCCCCGCTAGTCCCCCCACCCCCGTGGGGCGGGAGGCTAGCCGTCCGGCCATTCGGGCCCCCCCCAGCTGACCCGGGCCTCCTGGGTGATGCCGAATCGACCCTCGACCCAGCCGATCGCATAGGCTAGCTCGCCAAATTCAGGTGTCGCGGGGATCCCGCCCTCCTCCACCATGACCTGGTTGACGCGATTGTAGCCGTCGAAGAGCTCCTCGAGCGGCTGAATCTGGCTCTCGCCGATCGTCTTGTTCTCGATGCGCTCGAGCGTGTGGGGATCTTCCCAGAAGGCGATCCACGCTTGCTTGGTCTCCTCCCGCCAGGCCTTCGTCTGCAGCCAGTTGAAATTCCCGAGGATGATGTCCTCAAGCTTTGGATCGTCAGCTTCATCGGGCATGTGCGCGATCACTCCGGCGGACGAGTTGACGTAAGCGGCCGCCACCGCCACTCCGCTGATGGCGCGCGACTGGCGCGATCGAGCGCCATGATCAGCGCCACGATCCCGTCGATACGGCCCGTGCTCTTTGCCTTGTCGGGCTTCAGGTTCCCCGCCGCATCCTGCAGCACGGCGACGTTCTGCGCCATCCATCTGAGCACCGGGTGCCCCCCATGCAACAGTCGCCGGCTGAGCAGCATGGCCAGGAGCTCCTTCGTGGGCGCCGCCATGCTGGCAAACCCTTGGCCGAAGGCGATCACAGTCAGGCCGTCGCCGGCGAGCTGGGTCGCGAGCTGCGTGGCGTTCCAACGGTCGATCGCGAGCTCGCGGATGTTGAACCGCTTGGCGAGCTCGGTCACCCGCGCCCGGATCACGTCATAGTCCACCGTGGTGCGCTCGGTCAGCTCGAGAAACCCGTCGCGCGCCCAGGCATCGTAGGGCACACGGTCGCGCTGGATCCGCTCTCGCAAGCCCGATTTCGGCAGCCAGAAGCGGCAGAGGATCGCGTAGCGGCCGTCCTCGAGCGGGAACAGCAGCACCAGGGCGGAGAGGTCCGTGGTACTCGAGAGGTCGAGCCCGGCGAAGCACCGGCGACCGGCGAGCTCGGCCTCCGCGACCGTACCCGCGTTCTGCGCCCATACGTCCAGATCGATCCAGCGGTCCGCCTGCTCGGTCCACTGGCACAGATGCAGCCGGCGAAATGTGTTCTGATACGCTGGGCTCTCCTGGGCGCGACGGCATTCCTCGCGTAGGTATTCGAGCTTCACCGTGATGCCGAGGCCCGGGTTCGCTTTCCGCCACACGGCCTCATCGGTCCAGTCGTCCCCGGGCTCCGCTGCGTAGATCACCGGCAGGAAGCTCGAGTCGTCGATCACGCCTGCGCGGACCTGGCGTGCGTACTCGTGCACCTCCCAGCACACGGACTGCCGGTCATACCCGGCGGTCGTGATCGCGACGACCAGCGGCTGGCGCCGCGCACCGGTGGACGTCGTCAGCACGTCCCAGAGATCGCGGGTCGGCTGCGCGTGCAGCTCGTCGAAGAGGACGCCGTGCGCGTTGAGCCCGTGCTTGGTCGGCACGTCCGCGGACAGCACGCGATAGGTCGAGCTGGTCGCCGACACCACGATGCTCCGGCGGTAGATTTCCGAAACGGCCACGAGATCAGGCTCGAGCTCGGCCATCGCCTTGGCCTGCTCGAACACGATGCCCGCCTGCTCGCGATCCGCGGCCACGGAGAAGACTTCGGCGCCGGCCTCCCGGTCCGCATAGAGCAGATACAGCGCGAGACCCGCGACCAGCGTCGACTTCCCGTTCTTCCGGGGCACCTCGATGTAGACGCGCCGATAGCGCCGCGTCCCGTCCGGGCGCTTCCAGCCGAAGATGTTGCGCACGATCGGCTCCTGCCACGGCGCGAGGGCGAAGTGCTCGCCCGCCCATTCCCCCTTCGTGTGTCGCAAGACCTCCGCGAAGAAGCCGACGGCCCGGGCGGCGGCGGCCTCGTCGAACTCAAAGCCGCCGGGCGGCGCGGGCGCGCGCAGACGCTTATGCGAGATACTTCTTGACACGGCTCCCCGTGGGCGCGTTGGCGGCGACGCGCTGCGCCTCCGCGGGACCCAGCCCGAAGAGAGCGCCGAACTTCCGGACGGCCTCCCACGCTCGCTCCGCGCGGGCCTCCTGGCTCGCGTCGCGCCGCGCACGCCGCTCGGCACGGATTGCCCGACTGACCGCGAGACAGTACCCGGCCAGAGGCATCCGATCGACCTTGCGGAGCACCGCGGCTGGGCCGAGCTGAGCGACGATGTAATCCCATTCCTCGCGCGCGCGGCGATCGAGGAACGGCGGGCGCTCGGGGATCCCGGGGTCGATCGCGGGCTCTGCGGGGAGCGCCCGCTTCCCAGGGTTCCCTGCGAGCACGCGCAGCCGGACGGGCTTGGGCTTTCTCCCGCGCTTCATGGCGTCATCCCCGGAAGTTTCAATTCGCGGTCGCGCACACGATGTTCGGTCCCGGTCACCGGGACACCCCCCCTTGGAAGAACGCATGTTTTAGTCCTCACTCGCGGTCTTCCGCGCGTGGTGAGATCGGCACAACGACTGGAGGTTCCGCGGATCCAGGCGCGAGCCGCCGCTTCGGATCGGCTTCTTGTGGTCGACGATCGCCATGGCGACGCGCAGGCCCTCGACCGCGCACTCCTCGCACGAGGGGTGGGTCCGGGCGTACGCGTCCCGAACGCGCCGCCACTCCGCGTCGTAGCCGCGCTCGGCCGCCGTGCCGCGCTGCTGGACGTCGCGTCGATCGTGCGCGCGCTGATGCCGGGGGCAGCGACTCCGGCGCAGGCTCACGAGGGCGGCGCAGCCAGGCTCGAGGCACGGACGGCGCAGCTGCACTAGGCCGCGCCCCGCCGGGAGATCCAGCGGTCGATGCCCGCGCTGCTGAACCGCAGCGTGCGATGCCCCATCTTGCGCGCGAACGGCAGCGTGCGGCTATGGCGCCGCAGCCAGGCGGGCGTGACGCCGAGGCGACGCGCAGCCTGGTCCAGCGTGAGCAGACGGTCGGGCTCTGCCGAGGCCTGCGGGGCGGGCGCGAGCCGGGCGACCACGCGGTCGGCGACCAGGTCGGCCAGCCGCTCGAGCAGGGGATCGAGCTCCGTCACGCGGCCCCCGATTTCCATACGTCTGCACTTTTCAGCGGGAACCCCGACAGTATCAGGACCAGGGCTCTCATTCGAGCCCCCCTAATTCCGCCTGAACTGGTACAGGTGGTACAAGTGATACAGGGCAGTCCTTGTCGGCTCTTTCTCGTACCGTTTGTACCGGTTGTACCACTTCGGGCGGGGGAAACCGCCGGAAGATTCGCTCGAGGTCGGCCCACCAGTACCCGCGGATGATCGCCCTGTGGCTGGTGCGGCGCTGCACCGGCCCCGCGCCGAGCGGCTTGACCATCGCTGCCAGTCGGTGCGTCGTGAGGCCCTTTCCGCCGGCGTATTCTCCCCAGGGTCTGTCCTCGAGCTCGTTGAGCGCGACGACCAGGTCGCCTGACTTCACGACTTCGCCCCACTCGTGGGCCCGCCAGAGCCGTTGCATGTCATGGACGAGGAGCTCGGCGTGGTCGGCGGCGTCGTCGGTCCCGCTCAAGGCCTGGGCCGCGGCAAGCGCCCGCTGCGGCCATTCGCCGCCGGCGACTCCCGCGACTGCGAACAGGCCAGACCAATTATCGCACGCACGATCGTCGAGCCAGTCGGGCCGGACGCTCTCGAGCGCTGCGGCCGCCACCTGATTGCGGTGATCGTCGGCCCACCGGCGCAGCCGGCGGGCGAATATGACGCCCTCCTGCTCGACCACGCGCTCGGCGAAGCGACGCACGACCGCGTCCGCCGGCCGGCGCTCGAGCCGGATCACGACGGCGCGATCCATGATCGTGTCCCACAGTCGCCCGATAGCGGCGAGCGCACGGAAGCCATACGCGTCGAAGTCAGCGACGTCGAAGTCCCCGTCGCGCTCGACGCACCGCTGCACGCGCGCGCCGCGGCGGTAGCCAGCGTTCAGCATCCCGATGAGCTCCCGATCCGCGTGGCGGCCGGCGAGGCGTTCGGCCTCGTCGACGCACAGGGTGGGTCGGAGCCGGTCGTTGATCCGGAACACGACGGCGGTCGTGACGCCCGAGCCGGACGTGGCGTAGCCGCGGCGGGCCACGGGCTTGAGGAGGTGGAGGAGGTGCGTCTTCCCACACCGTTTTGTGGCGCTGATGACCGCCAGCACAGGCGCGTAGTCGAGTTGCTCGACGAACCAGGTCGCGGCAGTCCACAACGCCACGGCGATCGCCGCCGGCGGGGGCTGGTGCACGTACTCCGTGAACCAGGCGACGAGCTCATCGAGCAGCTCGGCGCCGAGGACCTGGTCGGGCCAGGGCTCCGGATCCGCGAGCGTGACCCCCCGCGACTCGGGCTCCGCGTGCGCGACTGCACCGTTCAGACCGTGGAGCGCCGCGCCGACGAGCAGCCGGGCATCGGTGATACCGCGATCGGAGAGCAGCCGGATCGCCCCGCTGCGGCCAACCTGACGCGTCAACGCGTCGGCTGGCTCGAGCAAGTCGCGAAAGGCCCGCAGCGCGCGTTCGACGTCATCGAGCGCGGATTCAGGACCGAGCGATTCCAGTGTCGCGGCAATGGCCCAGTTTGGGTCGACCCGCGATCCCGGCACCGTCACGCGGCTCCCCGGCCGTGGCGTCGGACCTGGAATACATCGATATCATCGAGGGCCACGAACCAGCGCCTACCCCCGACGAGCTTGGCGGGCAGCTCGCCCGTTCTGATGAGCGCCAAGACTGCCTCGCCGCTCAGGCTCAAGCGCTTGGCGACCTTCGGAAGACTCAACCAACGGCGCGGCCCGGTAGGGCTCGTAGACTTCATCGCGAGCAGCTCCATCATGTCGCGGCCTGGGCCTAGTCAGCGCCCGGTCGCATTCCTAGGTCCGCAAAACGGCGATCGTGGCGTCAGCCGCGGCCGAGCGAATCGCGAACAAAACATCCTGCGGCTGCAGCTGGACCAGCACCGTCGCCCCTGCGGCAAGATCGAAACCCGCCCCGGCCGTCACGCCAGCTGCACCGAGATCCGCAGCGTTCGCGCTCGTATTTTTCAGGGTGAGCCGCACGGCCGACGTTGAGGCCGTGTTCAACGCGATGGCTGTTGTGGACGCGACGATTCTTTGCGCGCTAATGGCCATCGGTCACCTCCGCGATCGCCTGCCGCACTGCGTCGATGAAGACGTCGCTCCACGCGAGCGGCGCTCGGAAGTAGCCACAGTCGCTCGTCAAGTGATCACCTTCGGTCCTGCACACCGCGCTCGGCTCGTGCACGGCGCCACGGTCGCCGCCATCGCGCGCTGGAATGATCTGGACCGCACGCGATGCCTCGACGAGCTCGCGCACCGCGGCGTTCGCGTGGGCCAGCTCCTCCTTCGTGACGTCCTGCAGCTCGCGGTCGATGATCGCGGCGAGCTGAGGATTTTTCATCGTCTTGCGGTCGATATGGCCGACGATCGTTTTGCGGCTCGGATCCAGCGCGCGGCGGATGCCGTTCTTGTACGCGCGCACCAAGGCGGCGTGGTCGCCAACGACGCCCGAATCAAAGGTCTCAACGATCGCGGCCTCGGCCGCGCTCAGCCGCTCGCCCTCGAGTCCAGACAGCAGCTCGTTCAACGCCGTCGCCAAGTAGGGATCCCTGATCAAACGCTGCCAGCGTTCGCGAGTCCGTTCCATGTTCCGTCGCCTTTCGGTGGACAGTGAAAGAGGAGCCGCGCGCCGCGGATCATGCCCGGTGCCCAACACCGCCTGGGGCTTGCGCCGCCAGGAATCCGCGGACGCGCGTCATCGGTCGTAGATCCGCGGCCGCACGTAGGTCGGCCAGCTGGACCAATCGGACGTCTGTAAGCGCAGACCGTAGGCCGCCGCGGCTGCTTCGTCGGGCGCGTCGCCGCTGGCTGCATGATGGGCCTCGTGCCCTATTGTCCGAATGCGGTACGGTCCTCGCAGCTTCGCCGAGATCCAGATCGCCGCGGGGAACAGGCGGGAGAAGAACCCGTTCACTCCGGGCCGCGATTCTGGATCGAAGTACCTGATCTTCAGGCCCGACAGCCCGAGGTCAGTGCACGCGGCCGCCAAGGCTTCGTCATCGAGGTCCGCGCCCTCGACGTAGACGCGATGGATTTCCTTCACGCCAGGCGGCCGGTCGGCGGCGAGGTCGACATCGCGCGCGATGTGCTCCGCGATCCCGACGTCGACGGCCGCCCGCTCAGCATCGGAGAGCACGGTCTTGTCACCGTGGTGGCACTGACAGCTTGCCCCGGGCGCTGCACCGCAGGTCTGACAGGTTTTCGTCGCGACCGTTCGGGTGTCGACGCCGGCGCCGAGCAACACGGGCGAGACCTCGAAGACGTCGAGCCGCTTGAGCACGCGTGTGGCGCCTAGCTTTCGCAGCTCGTCAGTCAGCTCGCCAGTCTCGAGCACATCGAAGCCGTAACTCCAGTGCCCCTTCGAGCCGAGCTCGCGGAGGACGGTGAAGTGCTCCTTGCCCGATTGCGTGTCGAGGAAGAACTGGCCATGCAACCGCGCATCACGCGTCGTCGTTCTGATCACGCCCTTCCCGACGGGCGGCTGTCCCGTCCAGGAGCTGTGGCCATAGGCTGAGATCAGCACTTCCGATCCGTCCGTGAACGCGCCGGGCAGCGTGTAGTCGCCATCCTTGTCCACGACGTTGAACGTGGCGATCACCGCCTCGACCTGGCCCTTGTCACCGGCCTTCAAGCCGAGGGGCGCCCGGTAGATCTTCCGCGCGGCGCTCACAGATTCTCCATCAGCCACTGGAGGCGCCGGTCATCGAAGTCCTTCAGCCGGGCGCGTTCCAACGCGATCGTCGCGGTCCGGCGGATCGCGAACTCCGCCGGCTGCTCACCCGGGAGGACGGGAATGCCGCCGGCCTCGAGCTTGGCCAGGGCGCGCTTCGCTCGGGCGAGGCTAAGACTCAGCGCATTGATCCTCGTGAGCTGGGCCTTCGAGAGCTCGCCGGCTGCTGCGCGATGCTGGAGCTCGGCCTCGAGCCGGCCGCGAAACCCGAGCGTGCCGCCGGCCATGATCGACGATTTCACCGAGGTCCTCCCACGGTTGCGGTGCATTGGGTCCGGGCTAACTTAGAACCGTCTTTCTGAAGAGAAGTGTGCAAATGGACGAGTGTCGGGAATGCGAGGCTTTCGGGTCGACCAGGCGCTGGTGGAGGCACCTGCGGTATGGCCAGCGCACTGCCGCGGCCGCTCGCAGCAAGGCCGGCAACCGGCGCGGCCACGTCCGCATCCTCCGGGACCGCGAGTTCTTGGCGGCCCTCATCGCCGGCGTGGGCGTGGGTTCGGTGATCGAAGGCCCCGACGGCGCAACCCTAGGGGCGGAACGCGTCCGGACCGGTGTGTTGCCGTGGCTCGAGCATTTGCGAGAGACGACGGATCGCACCACGCCTCTCGGCCGGCTGACAGATCGCAGAACGCATTTGCATCGTTACGCGCAGCCGTGGACGGCCAACGCCGTCGACAGCAAGGCTCTGCGGGAACTCGACTGCACGGATCCGGACTGGCGGCGGCGACGGCAAGCCATCGCCGAGCGGGTTGCTGCGCGCTTCGTGGGGTGGAGTGTGAGCGTCGTGCGGCGTCTTCTACGGGGTCGCGCGCCCGATCGAAGTGACTGGGAGCGCGTCCTCGTCAGGACCGCCGCCGAGGTCGCGGAAGAGATCCTGCCGGAGCCACAGCCACGATGCTAGCCGGCTGGCCGGCTGGCCCCCTCGTGGCCCCTTCACCATCGCCCGGCATCGGGGAGTTTCGCACCTCGCACCGAGGTTGGACGCGGCGTAACCCGTTGTGAACACGTCGGTGCGCGCTGATGCCGGTCGATGCCGCGGGCGACCGATGCCTCTTCAAAACCAGCTGGGGTCCGTTAGGACCTTGGTAGGTTCGATTCCTACACGCTCCCGCCAGCTGGCAAACACGCTCCGGCTCAACAAAAAAGATGCCGCGTCGGCGT